TCACCTGGGCGCGTTCGCTCTAAAAAAGGGGGGGGTATGCCTACAGCAGCGCGGCACCCATGCGCAAAGCAAGGGTGTCCCAACCTTGTGAATGCAGGTGAACGTTTCTGCGCAGAGTGCGCAAAAGAACGGCGGGCCACTTGGGACAAAGATCGCCCGGCCCCTTCTGTGCGCGGCTATGATGAACACTGGCGGCGATTGAGGCGTGTCGTTTTGAGCCGGGAGCCACTCTGCAGAAATTGCCGGGGGCGTGGTTTGGTGACGGCTGCGGCGGAGGTGGACCACATCATTCCACTTGCGCGCGGTGGGACGAATGACCTGGCGAATCTGCAGCCGCTGTGCAAGAGCTGCCACAGCCGGAAGACAATGCGAGAGTCGGTGAGTGGCAAGCTGGCTACTGCGGCCGGCGCAGAGGCACATACGGCCGGCGGTGGGGAGGGGTATCAGATTCTAGGCCCCAGCGACCCCATACCGTCGCCCGCAGCCTCGCGCACGTCGCCGCGAAACCGGGATAGGGGGGTTCTGGGCAATGCCGAGGAAACCGACGCCGACGGCGATTAAGGTTCTGAACGGGAACCCGGGCAAGCGGCCGCTTAACGCACGCGAGCCGCAGCCGAGGCGGGCGAAACCGAAGCTACCCGCACACCTGAACGATGCTGCGCGGCGGGAGTGGCGGCGGCTGGTGCGCATTCTGGAGCCGATGGGGGTGCTCACGGAGGCGGAGGCGGACCTGCTGGCGGTGTACGCTCAGACGTATGCACGCTGGGCGGATGCGAGTCGCCAGCTACAGGAGCAGTCGTTGATCATCTTCAGCGGCAACGGGACGGCGATGCGCAATCCTTTGTTAGCGGTGGTGGACGATGCGATCAAGACGATGGGCAAGTGCATGAATGAGCTGGGGCTGACGCCGGCGGCGCGGGTGCGCATGGTGGCGCCCGCCCAGGACGATGACGAGCTGGCGCGCTTTCTTGACGCGACGACGGAGCCGCAGCCGTGAGTGAGTACTTTGCGGCTTGCGGCGCGCCGCGGGGGTGCTGGTTTGACGACGCGGCCGCGAATCGGGCCGTCGCCTTCATTGAAACGTTCTGTGTGCAGTCTCAAGGCGAGTGGGCGGGGCAGCCGCTGCGCTTGAGCGACTGGCAGAAGCGGATCATGCGCGATGTGTTTGGGTGGAAGCGGGCGGACGGGACGCGCCAGTTCCGGACGGTCTACATTGAAATCCCGCGCAAGAATGGAAAAAGCACGCTTTCCAGCGCGATCGCGCTGTATCTGCTGTTTGGGGACGGGGAGCCTGGGGCGCAGGTGTATGCGGCGGCCGGGGACCGGGACCAGGCGCGGATTGTGTTTGGCGAGGCGAAGGCGATGGTGGAGGCGAGCCCGGCCCTGGCTAAGCGGTGCCGGCGCTTCAAGGATTCGATGGTGGTGGAGGCGACGCGCAGCGTGTTCCGGGTGCTGTCGGCCGAGGCGTACAGCAAACACGGCTTCAATGCGCATGGGATTATCTTTGATGAGCTGCACGTGCAGCCCAATCGCGAGCTTTATGACGTGCTGCGGACATCCACCGGCGCCAGGCGCAACCCGCTTTTGATCATGATCACGACGGCGGGGTGGGACCGCACGAGCCTTTGCTGGGAACAACACGAGCGATCGCTGCGCACGATGGCGGATCCGCTGCACGATCTGGAGCATTACGGGGTGGTGTACGGGGCGGAAGAGGGCGACGACTGGACATCGCCGGCGGTGTGGAGGAAGGCAAACCCCAACCTGGGCACAACGATCAAGGAAGAGTACCTGCATGGGCTGGCGCGAGAGGCGGAAACGACGCCGGGGCTTCAGAATGGCTTCAGGCGGCTGCACCTTGACCAGTGGACGGCGGCGGAGACGCGCTGGCTGGATATGGGGCTCTGGGACGATTGCCGGGAGGAGGATGATCCCGATCTTGCCGGAAGAGTCTGCTATGCGGGGCTTGACCTGGCGAGCTCGAACGATATGGCGGCGCTGGCGCTTGTGTTTCCTCCGCTGGATGATGAGGAGCCCTGGCGCGTGAGGGTGCGCTATTGGGTGCCTGGGGACAATATGCAGCGGCGGGTGGAGCAGACAGGGACCCCTTACGACGTGTGGGCGCGGCAAGGGTTGCTAACCGCAACCAGTGGCAATGTGATCGACTTCGAGGCGATCCAGCTTGAGATTCTGGCGCTGGGGACGCGCTTTCGGATTCTGGAGATTGCCTTTGACCGCTGGGGGGCGATTCAGATATCGCAGCAGCTCGGCGAGGCTGGGTTTACGATGGTGCAGTTTGGGCAGGGCTTTGCGAGTATGGCGCCTCCCATGAAAGAGTTCTCCCGGCTGGTGGCGCTGGGGCAGATTGCGCATGACGGCAACCCGATTTTGCGCTGGAACGTGGACAATGTGCAGGCGGAGCAGGACGCGGCGGGCAATCTGAAGCCCAGCAAGCGCAAGAGCAAGGGCAAGATCGACGGGCTTGTGGCGGCGCTGATGGCGCTGGACCGGGCGCAGCGCAATGAGGCGGCGCCCAGCCGCTACTCGGAAGGGGAGCTGGCCGTCTTATGACCGACATGATCGAGGTGCGCGGGGTGGACGGGCGGCTGATTGCGCAGCTTAGCGCGGACGGGCTGACGGCGCGCATCAAGCGGCGCAATGTGACCTATGAGATTGACCTGGTTGCGACGTGGCAGCGCGGCGCAGCGGTGACGACGACGACGGAACAGAAACCCGCACAATGTATTGACAAAGGGGTGTGTGCGGGTGTAAAGTGAATCCACAAAAGTTGCTGAATACCGGACGCGTCCAGAACGCCAGTGCACCCGCGAGGGGGCCTGGCGTTTCGTCGTATTTGCGGGGGTTGGGCGATGGCATGGTGGGAACGCAGGAGCCGGCCGGCGGAGACTCGGGGCGCGACTGACTGGTTTGCGCTGCTTGAGCGATCCGGCGATGAGGCGCTTGAGAGCGTGGGCACGGAGCAGGCGCTGCGCGTGAGCGCGGTGCAGGCGTGCGTGCGTGTGCTTTCGGACGCGCTGGCAGGGTTGCCGCTGCACCTTTACCGGCGTGTGGAGGGTGGCAAGGAACGCGCCGACGATTTGCCGGTGGCGCGGGCTTTGCGCGCGCCCAACATCCGGATGAGCGCGTATGACCTGCGGCGCGTGCTGGCGGTGAACCGGCTGATGCAGGGCAACGGCTACGGATGGCTTAACTATGACGCGAACGGCCGGCTGGTGGCGATTGAGCCGGTGGAGGCGTGGCGTATGCAGGTGTTCCGCACGGACGGCGGGATGCTGTATCGCTGGTTTGACGCGGCGGCGATCTCTCACGAGGCGACCGGGGCGCGCATGCTGCACTTCAAGGGGCTCTCGGGGAATGGGCTTGTGGGCTATGGGGTGATTGGCGCGCTGATGCAGGACCAGGCGGCGCTGGCCTACAGCATGCAGAAGAGCGCGCGGCAATTCATTGCCAACGGTTCGCGGCTTTCGGGCGTGCTGACTGTGCAGGAGATGCTGAAGAAAGACTCGATTGACAAGCTGCGCAGCGCCTGGAATGCGGTCTATGGCGGCTCGGGGAATGCCGGGAAGACGGCCGTGCTTGACAACGGTGCGAAGTACGAGCCGATCAGCGTGTCTCCGGTGGAGGCACAATTCCTTGAGCAGCGGAAGTTCTCGGTGGAGGACATTGCGCGCTGCTTCGGAGTGCCCCCCCATCTGATCGGCGCGGCGGGACAAACGTCGTATGCGAGTGCGGAGCAGAATGCGCTGGAGTTTGTGCAGTACACGCTGCTGCCGCTGGCGAAGAGCTTTGAGGCGACGCTTAATGCGACGCTGCTGACCGAGACGGAACAGAATGCGCTCTTCTTTGAGCACAGCCTTGATGGGCTGCTGCGCGGCGATGCGAAGTCGCGCAATGAGGCGTATGCAATCGGGGTGCAGAATGGCTGGCTGTCGCGCAATGAGGTGCGCGGGCTGGAGAATCTGAACCCTGTGGAGGGGCTTGACGAATACCTGGCGCCGCTGAATATGACGACTGCCCCGGCCCTGGCGGCTGAGGCGGAGAATGTGATGGCTGGGGAGTCGGGAGTGGGGAGTGGGGAGTCGGGAACGGCGCCGGCGGCACCCACGCCGACGGCGCGCAGCTGGGGCCGCTTGTGGCGCGCCGAGGAGCTGCGCCGGCTGGTGGATGTGGGGGAGATTGACGCGCCGGAGCATGAGCACAGGGCGCTTGAGGAAACAGCGCTTGAGGATACGGCGGCGGGCGGGGAGCCCTTTGTGGACCCGCTGACGGATGATCAGCGCGCTGTGATGGGAGATCGCCAGGCGCTGGCGCTGGGGATGGTGGACCTTTGGCGCGATGCCGCGGGGCGGCTGGTGCGGCGCGAGTGTGCCGACATCAAGCGCAAGCTGGCGGCCGGGGAGATGACCCAGGCGGAGCTGCGCGAGTGGCTGACGGCGTTCTATGCGGAGCTGGAGCCGAAGATTGCGGGGTACTTTGGGCCGGCGCTGCGGACGTCGGTGCGGCTGGCGGCGCAGAGTGTGACGCGTGAGCTGGGCAAACCGGTGCCGGCGGGCGACCTGCAAGCCTACATGGATGAATATTTGCGGGCTCTGGCGGCCGCTTGGGCTGCGAGTGGTGCTGGACAACTGCTTGCGCTGAATGAAGCGGCAGACGAAGCCACTGTGGCTGTCGAGGCAATCCAGAACCGCGTGGTGGAATGGGAAGAGAAGCGCGCCGACAAGACGGGGGATCGCCAGGCGTGGAGCTCGGTGAACGGCGGGAGCCTGGCGGCGATGGCGCTGGTGGGCGTGACGGCGGTCTACTGGATGGCGCGGGGCGATAGCTGCCCCTACTGCAGGAGCTTGAGCGGGAAGCGGGTGGCGATCGGGTCCAGCTTCACGGACGGGCGGCTGACGGCGGGCGGGAAGACGATGGAAGTCTATGGGATCAAGAAGCATGCGCCGCTGCACAGCGGCTGTGATTGCACTGTGGGGGCGGGCTGATGAAGATTCCTGGTGTGGTGTGGAGCGGGCTTTTGGTGGCGCTGCCTTTGCTGGCGGTGTGGCTGGGGGATAGTTTCCCGGGGGCCGTGTGGGTGGCGCCGGTGGCGGGGCTGATCTTGATCATCGTGAAGGTGATTGAGGTGGTAAGGGCGGGAGATCCGGCGGCCGGGCCGCAATTCGAGAGCTACAGCGCGCCGGAACGAAGCAAGGCGCAGCGGATTCTGTGGGGGTAGGGGATGAACATGGAGCGCTTTCCGGTTGACGCGACCTTTGAGGTGCGCGCAGCGGGGGACAAGAAGGAAATCCGCGGCTATGCGGCGGTCTTTGAGCAGCTTTCGGGAGACCTGGGCGGCTTTCGTGAGAAGATCGCTCCTGGGGCCTTTGCCGGCGGCCTGGGGGGCGATATCCGCGCACTGTGGAACCACAATGCCGACCATGTGCTGGGACGCACCAGCGCGGGCACGCTGCGGCTTGTGGAGGATGCGAAGGGGCTGCGGGTGGAGATTGACCCGCCGGCGAGTGCAGCGGCCTTTGTGGAGAGCCTGCAGCGCGGCGATGTGACCCAGATGAGCATTGGCTTTCGGGTGAACAAGGACAGCTGGGAGCAGCGCGGGGTGGAGACTGTACGCACGCTGCTGGATGTGGAGCTTGTGGAGGTGTCGCCGGTGACTTTCCCGGCGTATCCACAGACAAGCGTGGGGGTGCGGAGCCTGTACGGGGCTGTGCCGAGCAAACCAGAATCTATGCGGCGGGCGCCGCTTGAGAATACAGCTGCTGCGGGGGCGCGGGCGCGCTCGGCCGGCGGGGCTGCGAATACTTTCGAGAAGAGGAGCGGGACGATGAATGTGATTGAGATGCGGCGCGTGGCGGCCGCAAAGCTGGAAGAGGCGCAGCGGCTTGATGGTGTGGCCAATGCGGAGCAGCGCATGATGACGGAGGATGAGCGCGGGCAGTATGACCTGGCGATCAGCGAGAGCCGGCGCCTGGCGGAGGCTGCGCAGCGCGCCGAGGAGCTGGAGGCTGCGAACCCTGTGACGGCCGAGGATGGCTTGCAGGAGCGGGGCGCGCCAAACATTCTGCGCCACTACAAGCGGGGTGACAGTGAGGCGCGGGCAGTGGGCGCCTACCTGCGGCGCGGCGATGTGGGCGCGCTGATGCAGCTGCGCGCGAGCAATGACACCGACATGAACATTGGCACCAATGCCGACGATGGCTATGCGGTGCCAACAAAGCTCTACAACGAAATCATCGCCAAGCGCGATGAGGACATGCTGGCCCAGAAGGTTGGCGTGCAGAAG